TCAGCGCATCTTAGCCGCCTTACTACCCCCTTCTGGGGGCGCAAAAAGGGCATCCATCTTGGCCTTTTCCCGGCTACTGGCGGCCCCGTCGATCCACTTGCTGTACACCTCGAAGAACATTCGGGGGTTCGTGTGGCCCATTTGCTTGGACACGTAGGCCGGGTTCATGCCGGCCACCAAGCACATCGTGGCGAACGTGTGCCGCGTCTGGCGCGCATCCCTGTGCCTGATCCCCAGCGCCTTCAATGTCGGCCTCCATACGATGTCCAATGGCGCGGCCGTGTCGGCGAATGGTTCCCCGGTCACCGGATTCAGGAATACATGCTTGCCGGCCAGGTGCGAGTGGGGGCGTTGCCGGGTGATTGCTCGTAGCGCCCTGGTCTGCAGGTCAATATCCCGTGCCGTGTGCGTTTTGGTGTCCTTGTCGATGGCCCGCACCCTGGCCCGCTCGATGCGCGCCTGCTCGCGCCTAAAGTCGATGCTGTCCCATTGCAGCGCAATCTGCTCCGACGGGCGCAGGCCAGAAAAGAAAGCGAACTCGAAGTAGTTGAGCCACTGCTCGCCATACTTCTTCCCCACGTGCTCCAGCACCAGGTCGACCTCCACGGTGTCCAGCGGGTCAGGCAGCGGTTTCTGGTTCCGCCGACTGCCGATGTCCCGTGTGATGTCGTGCGCTACCTTCCCTGTTTTCAACGCATGAGCGAAGACGCCTCGCATCGGCGTCATGATGTTGTTGAACGTCTTAGCTGCCTTGATGTCCAGTCCAGCCAGGTACAGCGCCAGTTCCTCATACGTGATGTCGCGTATGGGTCTGTCGCGGTAGATGGGCAGGAAGTACCGATTCAAGGCGTTCCGGTACTCGCTCAGAGTGGTGCTGGAGACGCTGGGCTCTCTCAGCTTTAGCCATACCTCCTGCACGTCTCCGAACAGGATGGTGGTGGGCGTCGTGCGCGCCTTGAGCCTGGGAGAGTCCGGGAAGTAGCCAGCGAAGTCCTCCCAGGTGAACTTCTCCAGGCGGATCAGATCCACCACCTCTTCCCGTATCTTCGATGCGGCCCTTTGATTGGGCACGGTCGGCCTCAGCCCAAGGCTTTCTCGGAACCGCTGGCCATTCCACTGGAAGCTGATGAGGATGGACGTCTCCCGCGGGTAGACCCCCGTGAATTGCTCTTTGCGACCCATTTGTCGTATTCCTCCAAGTTGATGTGCTTGCGGTTATCAGGGGACCATTTCCAATGGGTTCCCTCCACAAGCAAACCTCTGTCCATCAGGCTGTAGAGCGCTTTCTCCGATCTCCCGGTAAGCTCTGCTGCCTTCTCAATGGTCACCCATGTGACAGGTCGGAATGCAAGGATCATGACAGCCTCCTTGCAGGGGCTGCCGTCGCGGTAGGAATGGGGGCGGCGGCAACCTGACGGGGGTGGAAAACCGGGTACAGAGAACCGGCCCAGCCGTAGCTGGCCCCGCTAGGCGCCGCCATAGACGCGCGCACGCGCGGGCCCGTCCCGTGAAGGGAGGGGCTGCTCTGTACTATCGGGTTTCCACGCCCGGCCACCGTTGTCAGGGTGACGCGGCGATCATACACCATCACCACCTCCATTTTTCTCAAACAGGGCCTCAGCGGCCAGCCGAGCCGCCGAATAGTGGCGCTGACCACGACCTGAAGCTGCGCTCGAACGGCGCGCTCCCCTGGCTGGCGCCGCTGGTCCGCGGCGTCCGCGCTTTCGCTTGGCCTTTTTCGTCAGGCTGGGCGGATGGGTGCCGCCCTGGAAAACTGAACCTTCAGCGACCAGCACGGACATCGGTGTTTCGTCTTCCTGGGAACCAGTGCCCAGCATCGCGGCCGTATCCTGCATGGCGTCCTGGTAGGCCAACTTGTAGATCTCCAGCAGGGCTTGGTCGCGCTCGTCCATGGGGCTGGCACAGAGAATGCGTGAGCCCCCTTCAGGAATGTAGGCGTGCGCCTCGGGCCAGCGTACCGCCAGTCTGGCCACCAGCCTCTCGCGCAGGCGGCGCTGTAGCTCATGGATATCTGTCATCGGCGGGCCTCCGCTGCCGCTGATATGGCGGAGCTCAATTTCTCGTAGTCGTCCAGGAATGCAGGGTCACGCTGGGAGGCGGCAGACAGCGCCAGGACGGCGATCCGGCAAGCGCTGAGCAAGTGAACGAATTGTGTGGACAGCAGCGCATGGTCAGCATGTGACACGTAGCGCGGACCGACATCATCCGGGGCGGCCGGCACCATGGCCGGATAGCTTACGCTCTGGCCATGCTCGTCGGGACGTGTGGACGCGGTGCCCAGCTTGTAGAAGGTGGGGGTGGCCACTTCCGACCGGCCGACCTGGCCGACATGATCGACATTTTGCTGTGCCACGCCTGTATTCATGCGGGTTTCAACCTGGCCGAAGTTGGCGACGAAGGCGGCCTGTTTCTCGATTACGGCGCGGGCGAACTGCTGCCAGCCCCACTGTTTGAGAAATCCGTCCAGACCGCCGGGCATGGCCTGGACGATGGCGTCGATCTGGTCGTTGCTCAACTGATTGGCGGGGGCATTATTCATCCTTATTCTCCTTATCCGATTGAACCTCGCGCGCCGCATCCATGGTTCCCATTCCTGGCAGGATGCTGGCTGGGACGCCGAAGGTTTGGGCGATGCTGAAGCCCTTCGCCAATTGGTGCAGTTCCTTCAGTCGTCCCTGTGCTTCGGTAACCAGGTCGAGCATCCAATAATCGAGCTCGGCCACCTGCGATTCAGGCAGGCTGCTGCGGACCTGCTCCTGTGCGACAAGCAGCGTCAAAATGGCCAGGCGCCCCAGCGGCTGATTGGCGGAGCGGTAGGCGTCTTCAATGAGGTGTGACTCAGCCATTGTGGCTCTCCTCGTCAGCAAAATGCCTGATGTTCCTCTCCAGGTCGTCAGCATGCTTTTCGCAAGCGATGTGCGCAGCGCAGGAAAGATGTTTGATACGCTCTAGGGCATCCATCGCTGCGCTGTATCCGTCGGCTTCGCTGCTGGCTGCTCGTGCTATTTGATGGATGGTGCTGACGATTTCGGCCAAGCCATAGGCTTGCTCCGCCTGTTCCGTGATGAATGCACGTGGCGTCATTTCCTGGCCTCCTTAGTGGGGGCGCATTCGCTGATCATTTCGCTCAGATCGTGCGCCATATCGCTGCAGGTGTTGCTTGCGATGAAGAGCAGGTTCTTTACCGTGACAAGGGCTTCCTCATGACCCCGGTTTTCATCGATCGCCTTGTGGGCGGTTCCAAATGCAACTTCGAGCAGGTCCGCCAAAGCAAAGGCCTCGTTGGCTTTGCGCTCAATTTTGGGTTTCGTGATCATTGCTGAACCTCCACAGCAGGCGACAGGCGAAAGCGTTGTTCAATGAATGGATGGGTGGCAAAGGCCGGGGTAACGCGCTCGCACTCCGACACGAAACGACGGAATACCGCATTGACATCTTTGGTCCAATACACGGCATAGCTGGTGCCGGCGGCTTCCTCCCGAGCATTGCGCACCATGCCGGCAGGCTTAGGGCTGTAGGGGAGCTGGCGCATGACCTGATCGCAGATGTGAGCTGGCAAGCCGTACATCTGGAACATGCGGGGACGGATGTGCGTTATGGCCTCGCTGCTGGCTGGCCGCTGGCTCAACGTGGAGATGCTGGCCGCCACCTGTTCCACCCGATTCTCCACGCGCTCCAGAGCTTCCCGTTGCTGAGCCTGCTGGCGCTCCATCTCCAATAGGGCGCCGGATTGGGCGTGAATGATTTCCAGTGTGGTCATCGGCCGCTGGTAGCCGCCTGTCTTTCGGATGGCCGGCAGCACCTCTTCAAATACCCAGCGCTCGAAGCGCTCGGCAGCTGGCAGAGTGCTACCTATGATCAAGCGGTACAGGTCTGGCTCATGGATAATGCGGGCCTCCTGTGTGCGGCCCAGGCTGTCAGGGATGGGGTGGTGTTTTGCCACCCCACGGCAATGCTGTTTGATCGCATTGACGGTATCGCTGTAGCCCAATGCTTCGGCTACATCTTTGCCAACAAACCACGGCTCGCCATCAACTTGTACGATGCGTATATTGAACTCGTTCGAGTTGAAAGGAATTACGTTACTCATGCCTGACCTCCCTCATTTACCAGTGGCGGGATAGGCATCCACCAGAAAGCCGCCTCCGGATCGGTCCAATCACATCCTTCCATCCGAGCTGCTACGGTCACATCAGCGGGGTGCCCCTCGGGAGCGTCCAATACGACGACCTCGATACCTGGATCCGGCTGCGCGTCTTGGCTGAAGATCCATGGGCAGGACCAGCCGCTGGAAATCAGGTTGCTCACGATGGCCGGGGTTTCGCGGCGGTCCACCAGGCTCCCATCTTCTTCTTTCAGGTGCTCAAAGATGCGCAGCGATTCTTGGCTGTTTCGCGACCTGATGGTGGCCATCTGCGCAAAGCAGTAGTTTTCGTGCGCCTGGACTTGTGGCCAATGGTCGCCACTGTTCTCCCAGGCCGACCGAAGGCTATACAGCGAGTCCCAATAGTTCCTGGCGTACAAGCAGTCATCCAGCGTATGGGGGCGCAGGGCCGCATGCTCGGCAAACCGCCCTGCGGCCAGATCCTCGTTGTAGTACGGCCACTCCTTCTTTTTCAGCCCGCGCATCGCGGCTTTGCACGCTTTCTCCGCTGGCGTATCTGCGAAGAGCGCCTTCTCGTCACCAAATCGCGAAAGGGCTTCGTGCCTTCGGTTGGCTCGGTCTATTGCGCGCCGCGCTTGGTCCTTCAGGTTGCCAAACCCGAATGAAGACAGCGCCGCTCCGAAGGTGTTTCCTGTGGCGCGCGCCATGTGGTTGGCGTACAGCTGCCCCAGTTCTTTCATGGGCGTCTTGATTTTTTCGGCCGCCTGAAGAGCCTTGTCGATCAGAGCCGGGTTGCCGGTAGCCACCACTTTCTGCAGCCACAGCACCGCATCCACCTCAAGATGGCTGGTGACGATCTGCTGGGGCGGCATTTCAGGGGTAGCCAGCGCTGTGCTGGCGCCGGGACGCAATGGTGGCAGGGTCAGCAGCTCGCGCATCGCCTGATTGTTTTGCTGGTTCATTTGCGGGCCTCCCCAGGGCGAACCGTGATTTTTCCAAGAGGTTTGTCTTGCATGTCTATGACAGTCAGCAGTGCATCGACGCTGCTGCGGCTGAGCACGTCCCAAGACTGCACCCCGAAACCGTCTTTGACGGTCACAACAAATAGACGCATGGCAGGCGGGCGAACGGGGTGGCCACGGGCAATCAGGTACTCCTTGGCTGTATAGGCGGCCAGCACTTGCTGTTCGCGGTCGCCATGCAACGTGATATGCGCCACTTCCGACAGGGCCAGTGCCAGCCCTTGGATTTCCATGTGCAGCTCAGCGATAGTTGCGCTATTCATTGCCGGCCTCCGATTTTGCGTACTGCGCAGCCTGCAGCAGCGCCATGATTTCTTCGCATGCGCCCTGGACAGCTATCAGGACGCTTGCGATTGCGTCGGGCGGCAGATGCCCGAGGGCGTCCCTCCCAAGAAACGTGAAAGGCTTGGCAATCAGATGGATGTGTTCCACCCGTGCATGAGCGGCGTCAATCAAGGTGGCCGCCGATGCGCCAGGGTTTACCATCAGAGGGGCGAACTCTGGGCGCGTGTCGAGCTGGCCAGGATGTGTGCCACCCTCGCAAGAAAGCCTGATGTAGAAGAGGGGCGATTTAGACATTGGCGGCCCTCCGCTCTTGCTCTCGTTTTTCGGACCAGGCGTCTTGCTCCTCGGGCGTCATTTCGTCAAGGGCGATGGATTCGGCGAAGTTGAATCCCTGTGGGTCATAGATAGAATCGCCGTCAGTAAGATGGCCGCCCATTAAGCTGCCTACCGCCGCAAGAAAACTCTCGTGCTGAGCTAAGGGCAGGGCTTGAAACGCCTGTGGCAACCCCGATTGCACGTAATAGCCGTCGGCAGCGCGAACCCGCGCATCCAAATCAGCGAACCATGCACGCGCGGCCTCGTAGCCCGCGTGAGCGTCGTCTGCGTCAGGCGCAGGTTGTGCGCGGTCACCGTCGATGTGTGCAACGACATATTGGCCAATATCGACCCCGATTTCGGCCAGGCCCTGGACAACATCGCGGATCTCGCCCAGGTCGTCCTGTCCGCCTGCCGACTCAATGGTGTAGGCGATGGCGCGGAACAGGTCGACAATTTGTGTGGCTTCTCGAAGGGCGCTCATTTCTTGCCATCCAGTGCCGCCAGGATGGCAGGTATGGTTTCGACCCGGAGGGTTTCCAGCTCATTTGCGAGGAAATCATGGCCTTCGATTGCTCGGCCTGCAGCCGCCTGTGCGATGCAGTCAATGCCGCGTAGCGCTTCCCATAATTTCGCTTGGCTTGCTGAACAAGCGCGAGCAGAGGCGACGAGTTCACGGATGACGAAAAACAGACCGGCAATCTCATCCAGTCGTTCAGCTCCTTCGGTCAGTGGAAGGATTGCGCGGTCATCCAGCGCTCCCTCAATTTCCTTGACGGTTTCAGCGCTATTTGCTAATGTGCGAGGCGTAGGAATCCCCTCACCCCGCGTGGGGGCGATGCTTTGCTTGGACATGGCTTTCTCCAGTTAGTCCAGGTTAGAAATCGATCTGGTATGAACAGTCGATTTCGGCGCACCCCGTGCAGCGCCAACTGTACGGGGTTTGTTTCGCTTGAATTGTTAGATTGATCTTACTTCAAGGGAAATCCATTCGTCAAGTGAATCTGACTTTTGCCGGTTGTCTATTTCAATCCGGCCGGCCAACAAAAAAGCCCCGGGAGGGGCTTTGTCATGTGGGCGCTTAGGATGGGCGAATCCATCAAGTAGTGCGTTCACATGTACAGAACAAGTGGCGTCTGCGTTAAGTTGTTATTCGTCGTCAAATTGGATGGGGATTTGTGAAAGCCCCTTCTCATGCTCAATGACTTCGAGAATTTCATGGTCTATCTTTATCGCGCCATCTACGACTCTCTGCATCTTCCGCATCCGCACTTTAAGTCGGTCGCCCGCCCTAAAAGGTTCGTTTTCCTGAACCTTTCTTAAAAAATCTTGGTCGAGTACCGTGGCATAGAACGGATACTCTCCCTCAGAAAACCGCCACTTGTTATCTTGCCTAAACGCGACATTGACGAGCTGCAGATTCGTGATTACCTCGGTTGTAGGGAGCTCCTCGATGATCGCTTCCGGCGCCGCAAAGTAGTCACGCTCATTATCAGTGATGGTGAGAAAACGTTGGCTCTGGGGCCTATCCGTGACAGCGAACTCATCAATCCCTTCTTGGTCAAGCGGGCGGAGCACTTCATTTAACGCTTTCCGGAGCTTGGCATTGCGATATAAGTCAATGACCTGAGCTTCGATTTCGTATGTTTTTCCCTCAATGACAATGCGTACCTTGCCGCTCTCCAAGCGGGTGGCATGCTCGATGGGCTGGCCTCTTAATTTCTTGAGCAGCCACATTAGCCCCCCGCCATACACCATGGCCTTATCACCGTTCTCCCAAGCAAACCCGAGCCAACGAAGAATGTCTTGAGCAGTTACTGCTTGAGCTGCAGAAAATAGAGCGCCAACCTGTTGTAAGAGGGTCTGAGCAACGTCCAGCTCTATGCCGAAGCATCCAGTTTTGAAGGACGCTTTGACGTTCAACGACACCCGGGCGCGCTTTGGCCCGTTTAGCGTATCGTTCGCTGCCTCGATTACATCTCCAAGGGCGAGCAGAGCCGGCGCTAGGTCGTTCACGTTCATTTCATGAGTCGCCAGCGCAGGGCCATCGTAGAGGATATGAAAGGCCGCTTTGCTCATATCCGTCATTCTATCTGTTTCCTGTCCGTCCATACAGGACTTCTCCCCGGTGTCGTTTCTATAGTACAGGCTTCGTTCTGAAGCTTCTGGTTACTTTACTGTTAAAAAATAAGGAGCCAAACGGCTCCTCGTCTCAAGATCTTCTGTAGTACTTCCTATGCTCCACCATCGTTCCGATGATCTGCACGTGGTGCTGGTCGCTTCGCATTGATGGGTAGTCCTGGTTGAGCGGTACCAGTTCGAACACCTCCCGGCCATCCTCGCCGATGCGCAGCAGGCGGTACTTTTTGAATGTCGCTTCCTCATCGCTGTTCTTGGCCACGACGAAATCGCCAGGCCGGGGGCTGACCTCGCAATCAACAATGATACGGTCGCCTTCTTTGAAGTCTGGCTGCATGGAATCGCCCTTGATCTGTAGCGCGAAGGCGCGCTCGGACAGATCCAGGTCGGTTAGCAGGTACTCCATGCCCTCGAACGTGAAGTTCTGCCCCGGGTCGCAGAACACGCCGGCCTGCACGTAGTTCAGCAGGGGGATGCGGCGCTCGCCCACAGCGGCGGGGGTGACGTTGGCATCGAAGGGTTGAGAAGGCGCGGTATTACGATAGACAGGACCGTCACCTGTGGCAAGCCACATTGCCGCAAACTTGCTGTTGTTGCTAAGTTGCCCAGCAGTATCTGCAGAGAGCACGCGTACTTTGCCGCTTAGCCAATCTGTTGGTGCGGTTCTTGAGGTGCCGGCCCTTCTTGCTAATTCTGCGTTGGTCCAGCCGGTTTCGGTCTTAACGCGGCTGATGCGTTCGGCGAGTGTTTTCATGTTTGTTAGATTAATCAAACGCATGTCAGATGTGTTTGACTTAATTGTTAGATGGAAATAACATTTGAGCATGGAAACACAAAAAACTCCACCAGAAGACTTGCGCCCCATTTTGCTTAGCCTGCTCGATTCAGGAATGAAGCAGGCGCAGATTGCTCGCGAGATAGGCGTGTCTCGGGCCACGATCAACGTTATTGCACGGAAGAGCAAGAGGTGGGCGCCTCGTTACGCGGTTGGCATGCGCCTAATGGAACTAAAGGCTGCGCATGATCGTGCCAATCCCGAGAGGACGGTGATTGGAGGTAAAGATCATGCCTAAGCCCATCATTCAGCGCGATTTCCAGGGGGGGCCATGCGTGACTACTCAAAGGTAGGTCCGAAATTTTGGATCGGCGCCACTGGTAAACGCCTGCGTGCGGCCGGCATGGAGGCGCAGATTGTCGCCATGTACCTGCTGACCAGTCCGCACGCCAACATGCTGGGACTTTATTACTGTCCGATCACGTTCATCGCTCATGAAACCGGGCTGAGCTTTGAAGGGGCTTTGAAGGGGCTTCAAAGGGCTATCGAAGCGGGGTTTTGTGAGTATGACGAGGCCTCTGAAGTGGTCTGGGTGATGGAAATGGCTGCTTATCAGGTCGGCCAATCCCTCAAGGCGAATGATTTGCGGGTGAAGGGCGTGCAGAACGAATATGCCGCATTGCCTAACAATCCTTATTTGGCGCGGTTTTACGAGAAATATAAGGATGCTTTTCGCATGTCGGCACGCAGGGGAGGCCAAAGCCCCACTGAAGCCCCTTCAAAGCCCCTTGGAAGCCAAGAACAGGAACAGGAGCAAGAACAGGAGCAGGAATATAACAACACTAGCGTGTTGTTTGCCGCCTGCGCTACTGGCGACCAGGACGCTGATCAGCCCGAGCTGGATCGCTCTGGGAGCCCCAATTGCCCCCACAAGGAAATCATTGCGCTGTACCACAAGCTTCTGCCGACCTCGCCGGAGATCCGCGACTGGACACCGAGCCGAGCGGCAATGCTGCGCGCCCGATGGAGCGAAGCACCAGAGCGACAGAATCTCGACTGGTGGCGGCGGCTGTTCACGTACATCGCTGAATCCGACTTCCTGACCGGTAAGGCGCATTCCGCTAACCGCAAGCCGTTTTGTGCACCTCTTGAATGGATCTTGAAGGCGGAGAACTTCGCCAAGATCCGTGAAGGCCGTTATCACCCTGGAAACACATGACACAGCAACACATTTCTACTCCCCCACACAGCACGCATGCCGAAGAGGCGGTCTTGGGCGCCCTGATGCTGGACAACGAGGGCATCGACCGGGTGGGCGATTTGAAAGCCCAACACTTCTACCGCCCCGAGAACGGCGTGATCTTCCGCCTCATCCAGAGCCTGATCGCTCAGAACCGGCCGGCTGACGTGGTGACCATCAGCGATCTGGCGGCAGCCCGCAACGAGCGGCTGGACTTGAGCTATCTGCATGCCCTGGCAACCAACACGCCCAGTGCTGCCAACGTCTCACGCTACGCCGAGATCGTGCGTGACAAAGCGCTCCAGCGCGGGATGCTGCTGGCCGCTGACGCGGTGCATGACATCGTTCAAGGCCCGCTGTCGACGGCTGAGAAGCTGGACGCTGCGCAGGCTGAGTTCGGCAAGTTGGCCGAGACCACGACCCGCAAGGAGCCGGCCAGTATTCAGGAGGCGATGATGCGCTACGTGGACATCCTGGATGATCGGGTGCATGGCCGCGCTCCCAATCCTGGCATCCCGACAGGCCTGCCAGACCTGGACAAGATTCTGAACGGCGGCATACGCAGGGGCGCCCTTGTGACGCTTGGCGCACGGCCCAGCATGGGCAAGTCTGCCTTTGGCGAAACGGTGGCGCTAAATGCGGCGCTGGACGGTTACAGCGCCATGTTCATGTCCATGGAAATGCCTGAGTCTGAAGTCGTAGAGCGCGCAGTTGCATCAGTCGGGAAGGTGTCCGCGGGGGCGCTGGCTCGCGGCGACCGAGGCCTGGAGCTGAATGACGGCTGGACCAGGGTGTCGCATGCCGTCAAGGCTATGAGCGAGACCAAGCTGTTCATTGATGACGAGCCGGGCCTCTCGTTGCTGCAGGTGGTCACCAAGGCGCGGGCCATCAAGCGCAAGCACGGCCTGGACCTGTTGGTGATCGACTACCTGCAGCTCATGACGGGCACCGAGGAAAAGCGCTACCTGCAGATCGAAGCCATCACCAAGGGCCTGAAGATCCTGGCTAAGGAGTTGAGCATTGCCGTCCTGGCTCTGTCGCAGTTCTCCCGAGAAATCGAGAAGCGCCCCAACAAGCGGCCGATCCCGTCGGATTTTCGAGACGGCGGATCCATCGAGCAGGACAGCGACATTCTGCTCGGCTTGTACCGCGAAGAGCAGGACAAGCCCGACGAGCAGAGTCTGAAAGGCTTTGCCGAGCTTTTCATCATGAAGAACCGCCAGGGGAGAACAGGCAAGATCAACCTGAAATACATCGGGGAACACATGAGATTTGAGCACTTTACGGGCCCGGTACCAGAATCCCCGGTTCCTCAGCAGCAACGCAGAGGGTTTCGAGATTGAGCAAGGAGAATGACGTGACAATTCGGCTTGTGGGGACATTGCCCGCTCCTCATACGGTGCAGGCTAATGGGGTAGACCGAGGTTATGGGCTTTGCGGCTGCTGGCTTTGCAAGGGCCAGCGCGTACCTGAGACGGATCAGGCGTGGATGCTGGACACATTGGCGCGGGATTTGCTGCGAAAGGATGACGCAAGCCGCGCTCTGTGGTTGACGCACTGGACGTATCGGCATGGTGGGGGCGCTGCCGCGCGCCTGCGCAAGCACATTCAGGAGGCGCAGCGCCAGGCAGGCGCCGTCTACCAAGGCGAACGCTCAAAGGGGGGAAAGCATGTCTTTGTTTCGTAGTGCGCACGATGCGCTGACGTTCGCATTCAACTACTCGGCCCAGCAGTACGAGCGGCCGCTGATGAACCGCCTAGCGGACAGCCCCTCAGCGGTCGTGTCCAAAGGCCTGTCCGGTATGGATGGCGCTGGCCAGGCGGGCCTGATTTTCTGCGCTCTGGAACGGCTCAAGCCGCTGCATCAGTTCATCGTGTTCGCCACATATGCACCACGCGAGCTGCCGTGCTCCTGCCGGTATCCGTGCTGCTCAGGGAAGAAGCGCAATGAGCTGTGGGAGGAGTGTATCCGAGCCATTGAAGAGGCAGCCGTCACGGGGGCGCTGGCAGGGTGTGTGACGACGCGGACTTTGCGCCGAGGGCTGATCAAGAGGGCGTTTGGGGATAAATCGGTGTCCATGGCTGAGCTGGCTGAACAGGCCGAAGTTAGCGTCAATACGGCCACCAACCATTACAATCGGATCAAGCAGTGGCTTTACGGTCGAAAGGCCGAGCTCAAGTCTGAGGCTCAACCAGGCGAGAAGACCTCGGCTTTGATTGCCATTGACGCGCTGTTGACTGAAAACGGAGTGGTGGGAAGCGATGTTTCTTGACGATCCCTGGAAGGTGGATTCCCAAGCTTGGAAACGTAAGCATTGTCCCAAGGAAAGAGCCAAAGCTCGGCGCAAAGAAAAGCAACAGCAGTGGGGTAAAGAAGTAAATGCGGTGCACGCTCTTCGCGAGCGGACTGTTGAGCGCAAACCAACCGAGGGCGATATACGACGTCGTCAACAGTACCTTGTGGAGCTGGAGGCGGTTCAGGCTAAGCTACAGACCGATCAATTCAGAATTTGGTACGAGGCAACAACAGGGGAGCCATACGGCCCCTGGGTGCAGCCCTTGTTAGCGTCAGACGACGAATGGCTACGAAGTGGAAAGTATGCGCGGTTTGGTCAGCAGGTTGAATGGATCTATAGCTGCGTCAAGTCTGTCGTCGAGAGTAACCCATGGACAAACCCCTATCGCAAGGCACTGTGGGCTGATGAACTGCAGCACGTGGAATCATCAAGTGAGCGCCGACGGATTCTGGTGCGCTTGGCCACTCCCACCTGGGCCTGCCGCTCCAGTATTGAGGCAATCTATTTGGAGCGGTTACGTAAAGAGCGCGAGACGGGTATTCCACATGACGTGGATCATATTGTTCCTATCGTCCATCCTTTGGTTTGTGGGCTGCATGTCCCGGCGAACTTGCGGGTGATACCTGCCAGGGAGAATAGGCAAAAAAGCAATATTTTTCAGGTGGGTGCTTGACATTCACGAGCGAAAATCACAAAATAGCTATTAATTTGCGATTCTTGGAATTGCGTCCAGAGAAAACGAACCCGCCGCAAGGCGGGTTTTTTCATGGGGTTTTGCTTACTAAACGCCCTGCTGCGCCCGTTGTTTGGCTTCGCGCAGCAGCTTCATAGTATTGGTTGTGTCGGTCTCAAAAGTCGGCGTTGGCTCGGAGCGAAAGTCGAGAGAGAGCAAGCAGGATTTCTCCAAACGCCGAAACTGCCCCCCGATCTCTGTCACCGATTCTTTTTGTCCGATACGCACTTTCAGATCTACCTTGTGCTTATTGGGCGCTGTATCGAACAGAGTTTTCAGTGCATTGGCTGCGCTGGCAGCGGCTGCAACAGCATCCAAACCCGGTTTCAAAACAAGGCATAAGTTGACCACATCCCCGATGGGGAATGCTCTCATGAGGCGCTCTTCTACATCAAACTGTTCTGACACTGAGCTGCTTTGCAAGATATCCCACGCGGTTTCGCGATCGACATCTAGCTCGATTAAGAGGTTCGTAGTAGACATATGTAGTCTCCGTTTGCGCAGGTGCCCGTACCATATCATTTCTGCCCCATCCAGTCTGCGCCGGCTACGCAGCCGGCCTGACTTTGTTAGGAGCGGCGCCCGATGGCGGCCGAGATGGAGGTCAGGGCCGAATCGATACGGCTTAAATGTTCGTGTAAAGTACGGCCTTGGATCGATGTGTGGAAATCCGTAGCGGCAGTACGCATAAAGGCAGCAATAAGCTCCGGATTCTTTTCCGCATAGCCTTTACCAAAAATGTCATCTATCGTTTCTTTCGCTTCAATCAAATAAGTCTTTGCGGTCGATGTAGCATTGTTGAGCAAGGTTTCGTTGCTCGCGATGGTTTCATACGCGTCCATGGGAAAACACTCCTGGGTATTGGATCGGGCCCTCAATCATAGACTAAAGCCCCATTTGTTTTGATACTGGCTGGATTCAGCCTTGAAAACTAAGCCCCTCCGGAAACGGCGGGGCTTTTTCGTTGGAGCTCAATATGTTCGGTTTTTTGGAGTCAACCCTGAAAGCGGCCGCAAGCGTTGTTTCGGTGCCTGTTGCTCTTGCTGCGGATGTCGTGACGATGGGCGGGGCGATGACGGACAAAGAACGCCCCTACACTGCTGATGCCTGCGCTGATCTGATGCAGAACGTCAAGGACATGACCAGGCCGACGGGCAGCAATGGCTAAACGTCCCCAGCGACCATGCCGTGTACAAGGCTGCCGAGAGCTGCACCGCAATGGCAACGGATACTGCGAAGCGCATCAAGACCTGGCTGCGGCGTGGGGCGGTAGCCGGCGAGGATCCGCGGCTGAGCGTGGGTATGGCGCTGCTTGGCGCAGGCTGCGCCTGATGGTGCTGAAGCGCGATGGCTGGATTTGTCGATGCGCTGAGTGCCAAGCGTCTGGCCGAGTACGCAATGCCAACGAGGTGGACCACATCATCCCGAAAGCGGAAGGTGGAACGGATGACCCCGGCAACTTGTCGGCAATCAATCCTGATTGCCATAAGCGAAAGACTCAGGCTGAATCGGCCAGGGCAATGAGGCGGCGCACAGGCGCGTAGACAGCTTTTCGTGTTTGTTGGGGTCGGCACCTGGTCGGGCTCGCGCTGATGCGCAGGCGAGGCTGTGGGCGGGGCTGAGGTGCCGGCCCAGGGGGAGGGGGTGGTCGAATCCCTAGGAGCTTTCAGCGCCATGACCACCCGTTCAGTCAAATTTTTATCCCCGCGAAAAATGAAATTTAGGAGTTGGCCCGATGGCAGGCGTTCCTGGCCGGTCTGGCCGCAAACCTAAGCCCACTGAGCGCAAGGTCGCCGCGGGCAATCCCGGCAAGCGAGCGCTCAACAAAGATGCGCCCGAGTTTGGCGCGGTGATCAATGTAGATCCGCCTGATTGGCTGTCCGATGAAGGGCGGGATCTGTGGCTGCACCTGGCGCCGCTGCTGTGCAAGCAGCAAGTGCTGCAGGCCACCGACATTCAGAATCTGGAGCTGTACTGTGCGGCCTATGGCCGCTTCCGGGAGGCGCAGCGACACATTGCCGAGCATGGAATCACAGTGGCCGGCGCTCAGGGCGGGGTGGTGAAGAATCCGGCTGCGACAGTGATCAACGAGGCAGCGCGGCAAATGGCCACGTTCGGCTCGCTGCTGGGCCTGGACCCGTCAAGCCGGCAGCGGCTGCTGGGACCGAAAAAACGTACGGCCGGCGACGAGCTGGCAGCCATTTTGGAAATGTGACATGGCAACAGGAAAATTTCCCCGAGTTGCCCAGGCGCAGAAGTTCGCCCGCGATGTGGTGCGGGGTGTCATACCGTGCTGCCGATTTATCAAGCTGGCCTGTCAACGGCATTTGGCTGACGTGGCCAAGAGCAAGGACCGGGAGTACCCCTACCGATTCGACCAGGCCAAGGCTGAGAAGAAACTGCGGTTTATCGAGTTCCTGCCCCATACCAAAGGCGAGTGGGCTCGGCTGCGCAAGAAGATCACGCTGGAACCCTGGCAGCTTTTCGGCCTGGCCTGCACGTTTGGCTGGGTCCGCAAGAAAGACGGCATGCGGCGCTTTCGTGAGTCGTACTGGGAGGTCCCGCGCAAGAACGGTAAGAGCGTGATCGCCGCGGGCGTCGGCCTGGGCATGTTCTGCGCCGACGGCGAGTTCGGCGCTGAGGTGTATAGCGGCGCGACCACTGAAAAGCAGGCCTGGGAGGTGTTTCGGCCAGCCAGGCTGATGGTCAATCGCACGGCAGAGCTGAAGGATCTGCTGGGCATTGAGGTCAATGCGGCCAACCTGAACCGCCCCGATGATGGAAGCCGGTTCGAGCCGATCATCGGCAATCCTGGCGACGGGTCCTCTCCTTCTTGCGCGATTGTGGACGAGTACCACGAGCACGATGCCGATGACCTGTACGTGACCATGCAGACCGGCATGGGCGCGAGGCGTCAGCCGCTGATGTTCATCATCACGACGGCGGGCGCCAATATCGCCGGCCCGTGCTACGACAAGCGCCAGGAAGTGATTGAGATGCTGGAGGGCTTGGTCCCGAATGACGAGCTGTTCGGCTGGATCTGGACCATTGATGAGGACGACGACTGGATGGACCCGCAGGTCCTGGCCAAGGCTAATCCGAACATCGGTATTTCGGTGTTTCAGGATTATCTGGAGTCGCAGCAGCAACAGGCCATTCGCCGGGCACGATTTGCCAGCACGTTCAAGAATAAGCACTTGAACGTTTGGACAGCAGCCAAGTCGGGGTTCTTCAACATGGCCCGGTTCGGGGCCGATCCGTGCCTGGATCCCAGTTTGTCTCTGGATCAGTTCCGGGGGCAGCGATGCATTCTGGGTTTGGACCTGGCCGCCAAGGTCGACCTGACCGCGATGGTCAAGCTGTTCCATCGCGACATCAACGGTCTGCGGCACTACTACTGCATTGATCCGGTGTTCTGGGTGCCCGAAGACACGATCCAGAATACTGAGAACCGGCGCATGGCGGGTCGTTATCAGGCCTGGGCAGCGTCAGGACACCTGATCGCGACGGCCGGCGCAGAGATCGATTACCGGGACATTTTGGCCGAGGCGCTGGAGGTCAATCAGCTGGCGCCGGTCGAGTCCAGTCCGATAGACCCGCATGGCGCAGCGAACCTGTCGCACCAGCTCGATGATGAGGGCTTGAGCCCTATCACCATCGTGCAGAACTACACCAACATGGCCGATCCCATGAAGGAGCTGGAGGCGGCGATTTTGTCGGGGCGCTTCCATCATGACGGGCATCCGATCATGACCTGGTGCGTCGGTAACGTGGTGGCCAAGCATCTGCCTGGGAGCGACGACATTATGCGCCCGACCAAGCAACACCCCGACAACAAAATTGACGGAGCTGTCGCCCTGATTATGGCGATCTCCCGCGCGATGGCGCCGCCTCAGAAACGGTCCATCTTAGAGTCGCTGAGCGACGACGACATTCTGGTGATGTGATGAAAAATCTGGTGCGTGATGGAGCGGCGCTGGTCGGCCTGGGCTGCCTGGCGGCCGGCCTGTACCTGCAATATGGCGCGGGCGTGGCTTTGATGGTCACGGGCGTCCTGCTGCTGGCCGCAGCCGTGCTGCCGGCGATGCGAAAGGGGGCCTGATGCTACTGGATTCGCTTTTCGAGCAGCGGTCGCTGGAGAGCCCTGGCGTGCCTCTGACGGGGCAGAACCTGCAGGAGTATCTTCACGGTGATCAGAACGGCGTGCGCGTGACACAGGAAACCGCCATGCGATTGGCGGCTGTCTATTCCTGCATTTACGTGCTCTCCAGCTCGTTGGCGCAGTTGCCGGTCGCGGTGCTGCGCAAGACGGGCAACCGTATTGAGCCCGGATCGGATCATGCGGCGCATTATCTGCTGCACGATGCCCCCAACGATTGGCAGACGTCCTACAAGTGGCGCGAGACCAAGATGGGGCACATCCTGGGCTGGGGCAACGGGTATTCGCGGCTGATTCGGTCGCGGCGCGGTGAGCTGCAGGCCATCGAGCAAATGCACCCACGGGACACGACGCTGATCAAGGTAGCCGGCCGCTGGGTGTATTCGTCGTGGGATGACGAGGCGGAGCGCATGGTGGCTATCCCGCCCGAGGACATGCTGCACATCCGGGCGCTGGGCAGCAACAAGCGGATTGGCGTCAGCCCAATCATGCAGAACGCGGAATCGATCGGTCTGGGCCTGGCGGCCCAGCGGTACGGCAAGCAGTTCTTTGACGGGGGCGGCAAGCCCTCCGGCTTGCTGACCGTCAAAGGTGACCTGGGCGATACGGCTTGGGGGCGACTGAAAGAGTTTTGGAAGACGGCGGTAAGCCGCCTCCAGTCTTCGGATAACAAAACCCTGCTGCTGCCCGCTGACCTGGATTACAAGGCGCTGAGCTTGGAGCCCGAGGCCGCCCAGTTCATCGAGTCGCGGAAGATGAGCCGGTCTGAGATTGCGGGCATCTTCAATATGCCAGCGCACATGATCAACGACCTCGACCGAGCGACCTTCTCCAATATCAGCGAGCAGGCCATCCAGTTCGTGCGACACACCGTTATGCCCTGGATCCAGAACTGGGAACAGGAGATCGCCCGCCGAGTATTTACCCGGTATGAGCGTGCGGCTGGCTATTACGTCAAGTTCAACCTTGGCGGGCTGCTTCGCGGCACAGCCAAGGAGCGCGCTGAGTTCTACCACTACGCGATCACCGACGGCTGGATGACGCGCAATGAAGTGCGTCTGTTTGAAGACATGAACCCCATCGATGGCCTGGACGAGATGCTGATCAGCGTCAACGCTCAGCCGGCTAGTCGGTTGCTCCTGCCTGCCGAGCAGAACCGGCCTCAAAACCAATAGGAACCCCAATGAAAGACATCGAGAAACGCACGCTGGTCAGCCAGCCGTGTGAGCTTCGTGCTGCAAGCGAGGGGCAGCCGGCCACGATTGTCGGCTATGGCGCCGTGACCAATGAGCGCAGCGCGCTGCTGTTTGGCCGCTTCTACGAGGAGATCGCTCCAGGCGCATTTGACGACGTGATGGACGACGACGTGCGCGCCTTGTTCAACCATGACCGCAATTTCGTGCTGGGCCGCACGCGCAGCGGCACGCTGCAGCTCGCGCTCGACAGCCGGGGCTTGGCGTACACCATCACGCCGCCGGATACCCAGATGGTACGCGATCTGGTGCTCACACCTCTGGCCCGTGGCGATGTGACCGGCAGCAGTTTTGCCTTTCGGGTGGCTGACGACGGCGACGAGTGGCGGCGAGAGGGTGAGATCGTTGTGCGCACCATTCACCGCATTGCGGCGCTGCAGGATGTGTCCCCCGTGACTTATCCCGCGTATGACGGCGCACATGCCGCCCAGCGCTCTCTTGACGCCTGGCAGCAGGCGGAAGGCCAGCGTCTGGCCTCCAAAGCTGTAACCGAGCGTCGCGCCCGCGAACGCTTTCTTGACCTACTCAACCTGTAAACGAGGTAACTCATGACTCTTGCAGAACTGCAACAAAAGCGCACGCGTTTGGCGATGGAGATGCGCACCTACCATGACGCTCAAGGCGAAGCCGAATGGGGCGATGAACAGCGCTCCAAGTGGGCCGCCATGCGCGACGACATCAAGAAGCTCGATGAACGCATCGAGCGCGAACAGGAGCTGCGCGATCAAGAGCAGCGCCATGTCGAGGACAACGCTGAAGATCTGGGCCGCCGTGCGCGCCAGGAAAGCGGCGCCGGCACCGAAGACGAGCAGCGCGCCGCGGCTTTTGGCGCGTTCCTGCGCGGCGGCCTGCGCTCCTTGACGCCAGAGCAGCGTGCGCTGGCTCGCCAGGATGAACAGCGCGCCCAAGCCGCTGGCGTGAATGACAAAGGCGGCTATACGGTGCCCGCCGACTTCATTGCGCAGGTGCACGAATCGATGAAGGATTACGGCGGCATTGCCAGCGTGGCCCGCGTGCTCGTCACCGATCGGGGAAACCTGATCGAATGGCCGACCAGTGACGGCACCACCGAAGAAGGCGAGCTGCTCGGTGAAAACAGCGAAGCCAGCGAAGGTGACGTAACGTTCGGCATGGGCAACCTGGGTGCGCACAAGATGTCGTCCAAAATCATTCGCGTCTCCAACGAGCTGCTCAATGATTCGGCCATCAACATGGAGGCCTACCTGGCTAGCCGCATCGGCAGCCGCATTGGCCGCGGCGAGGCGCGCTTGGTGGTTCAGGGTACGGGCACCGGCACTCCTTTGCAGCCCAAAGGGCTGGCTGCATCGACTAGCATCGGCAAGGTGACGGCTGCTGCTAATACGTTCACCTGGAAGGAAGTCAATGGCCTGATCCACTCGTTGGACCCAGCCTATCGCCGAGCACCGAAATTCCGCCTGGCGTTCAACGACGCCACGCTCCAGATTCTGGAGGAGATGGAAGACGGTCAGGGCCGTCCGCTGTGGCTGCCCGGCGTTGCCAATGGTCCGCCCGCGACTGTGCTCAATCGTCAGTATGTGATCGACCAGGGCATCGCGGACGTGGGTGCTGGCAGCAAGTTCATGTTTGCCGGCGACTTCGACCAGTTCATCATCCGTCGCGTGCGGTACATGGTGCTGCGCCGTTTGACCGAGCGTTATGCCGAATTCGACCAGACGGCCTTCCTGGCCTTCCATCGCTTCGGCTGCGTGCTGCAGGACACCAGCGCCATGCGTGCCCTGCAGGGCAAACCAGCGGCGGGCGGTTGATGATCAGCCTGGATCTGGTTCGTGAGCATTGCCGTGCAGATCCGGAGGACGTGAGCGACGAACTGCTCACGTCCTACCTGAACGGCGCCGTCCGGCTGTTCGAGCGGCGTACGGGCCGCAAGCTGTATCCCGGCCCTGAGCTGCCCGGCGATGCTCCCGCGAATGCGCTCCTGCTGGACGCCGACGTGCAAACGGCCATCCTGCTGCTGGTCGAGCATCGAAACGTCTATCGGGGCGAGGCGACCGAAGGCAAGCCCGAGGAAATTCCGCTTGGAGCCCAGCACATCATGAATATGTGTCGGTGGTTCTACGACTGACAGGAGGTGCCATGTTGGAATCACGCAAGCTCAATCGGCGCATCCAGATTCAGCAGCGCGGTCCGGCTCAGGATGCTGGCGGCCAGCACATTGATGGCTGGGTCGAGGTGGCCAAGCCCTGGGCTTGGATTAAGGGCCAGACGGGCATGGCGGTGGGCACGCAGATGGCAGGCGAGGGCACTGTGGCCGCCTCCCTCAACGTCTACTCCTTCCGGATCCGCTACCGACCCTCGATTACCGCCGCCATGCGCGTGCTTTACGGCGGTCAGGCATACGAAATCAAACAGGTACGTCATGACCTGGCCGGCCGGGAATGGACGGATCTGGTTTGCGAGCATGGGGGCAACGATGGTTGAGTCGGCTATTAAGTTTGACATGCAGGACGCTCTCAAGTCACTGGATGCGCTGGGGGCGGCCGCCAAGGCGCATCTGCCGCGCTCGATGGCGGTAGCCACCGGCAGCGTCTTTCGGGACGAAGCCAAGGCGCGAGCGCCGGTTTTCGATGGGTCGACAGCGCTCAAGGGCGGTGCAAACGTCAAGAGGCCGCCAAAGCCTGGACTGCTGAGCCAGGCTATCTATCTGGCCTTCTCAGATAACCGCTCGTTCCCCAGTGAGGGCCATTTCGTGTATTCGGTGTCGTGGAACTCCGCCAAGGCGCCCCATGGTCACCTGCTGGAATTTGGCCACTGGCGCTACAACGTGATCCGCGGCGGGTATCCAACGAAGGAGCGGCTGGAGAAGCCTGTTTGGGTGGCGGCTCAGCCATTCCTGCGGCCCGCCTATGACGCCGTGAGGCAGCGGGCCATACAGGCCGGCCTGGAGCGGGGCAGGGAGCGCACCGCCGAGCTGCTGGCCAATCCCGCGCTGCTGGAGCAATTCAAATGACGATCGAAACCGCCCTGTTCGCCTTGCTGGGGCCGCTGGTGGACCAGCGCTGCTATCCGGATTCAACCCCGGACGGTCCAGAGTTTCCGCTGATCGTGTATCAGGGTGTCGGAGGCGAGTCCCCGGAGTTCCTGGAGCGGCGCTTGCCGGACTGCGAGCACTACCGGATCCAGGTCTACTGCTGGGCGAAAACCCGGCTGCAGGCCAGCGGCCTGGCGCTGCAGGTCCGCCAGCAGATCATTGAGCACGGGACGGCGTTCGTGTCGGCCAGCACCCTGGGCCAGCGCGTGGCGCTCTACGAAGAAGGCTTGAAGCTGTACGGGACGCGCCAGGATTTTGGAATCTGGATCAAAGAACGATGACTTTTCAGCCGCCTTCGGGCGGTTTTTTCATATAAGGAGCCTGCAATGGCACTGAAATTTCCTGATGGCTCGGTTGTGGGGTTTGCCACTGCGCTGGCCGAGCCCATCCCCTTTACGGCAATCAGCAACGGCAGCCCCGCCGAAATCACGCATGAGGGCACGCTGGCCAAGGATGCAGTTCTGGTCGTGCAATCGGGCTGGGCGGCGATCAATAACCGTGCGGCGATAGCCGGCGTGACCACCACCGGCAAAACCCCGCTGATTGGTATCGATACGACGGATCCCGCTTTGTTCCGTAAGGGTGCCGGTGCCGGCAGCGTGGCGGTGGCCAGTACCTTCGTGAACTTTCCCCAGCAGGGCGAACTGTCCAGCTCGGGTGGCGAGCCGCAGACCTACACCGGCAAATGGCTCGAGGACCAGCTAGGACAGGAGTTTCAGGTGCCCATTGGCCAGTCGGCGCGCCAGTATGCGCTGCAGCTGGACTATGACGCTAGCTTGCCCTGGTTCGAGGCCGCCAAGGCGATCTCCCGCAAGCGCAAGCCCACCGTGATTCGCATCCAGTTGCCCGATGGCGATACTGTCTACGAAGTCGGCTACGTGCACTTCAACCCGGGCTTGAACATGCAGTCGGGCAATCCCATCAAAAACGCGGTGACCTTCTATCTGATGAGCAGTGAAGGCACCCTGATTCCAGCAGCGTAAGGAGCGCAGCAAATGGCCATCAAGAAAGGCAATGCACCCAAGACCATCCCTGCCAAACTGGAGATTGGAGGGGGCGGTGAAACCAACTTTCTCTCGCTGACCTTTCATAACCGCAAGCCCAGCGAACTGCAGGCCAAGCTGGACGAGCTGCGGGACTCGAAAGAGCCGTTTCTGCCGTCGCTGGTGCTGTTTGTCGTCAAAGAGTGGGACACCGACTATTCCCTGTCGGTCGAGGGCGTCATGGAGATGGAGGACGAGCGGCCTGGCCTCTCGAATGCAATCGTCCAGGGCTTTCACCGCGTGCGGCAGGTCGAACTGCAGGGAAACTGAAGGCGGCGGTTCGGGCGTTGATGTGGCGGCGCCCGACCGCCGCGGAACTGAAGGGAACTGGTCTGCACCCCAAGCACTACAAGGAGCCGGTGGTCGAGGTCTGGCCGGAGTGCTGGCCAGCTATCGATCTCTACCTGAAATACCGGACGCAGTGGATCCAGGGGCCAGGCGGGCCGAGTGGGCTGGACTACTCGATCCTGCTGGCCGACCTGGACCGTTCTGGGGTTAGGGATACCGAGCGCGAGGACATTATGGATGCCATCAGGACCATTGAGGCGGAGGTGCTGGCCTCGATCTACCAGGAATAGCTGCTGGTATCATCTTGCAATTAAACCAGCTTAAGGAGTTGACATGCGGTTAATTGTGCCTGCAATTATTGCGGCTTTTGTAAGTTTTTCAGTTGCGGCCGAGTCTGTGTCCATTGAGCAGAAGTTTGTACAAGATTTGTACGGCGGACAAATGTCATGCAGTCGACAAGTTTCTATGGCACAGACTTCCGGCAGATTCTCCGATGCTTACGAACGAGAATCGCTTGGCAATGCCGCGTCTTGCATAAAGCAGGAGAAAGATAAGGCAGAGAAAAGCTTCAAGACCGTTTATCAAGCGAAAAACACCAAAGAGATTAAAGCTGGGCTCAAAGATGTGTATGCTAAGTGGTTGACTCTCATGGATGGTATGTACTTGCGCGAGCGGGTCGATCCTATCGCGCAAAATGAATTCGAGGCCGCTGCTAAATCGCTGTTAATAGACCTAAAGGTCAGATAGTTAATTCGGTTTTGTCTTTCTGTATTTGCCCGCTTTCAAGCGGGCTTTTTTATGGGTGACCGAAATGGAAGGTCAAACTATCGCTACCGCCCGGATCGACATTGTGGGCGATGCGTCCGGCGTTGAAGCGGCAACGGCAAAGGCCAAAGAGCACATCGCCAGAATGTCGAAGGATGCTCAGGCGCAGTATTCGCAGTTGTCGGCGACCGAGCGGCGGCGAATCGATACGATGCTGCGCCAGGCTGAAACTATCGGTATGAGCCGGGCCGAGCAAATCAAGTACAACGCTCAGCTGCGTGCGTCAGGGCCGCTGCTCAACGAAATCACAAAGCGCATTGATGCAAGTTCTACCGCGCTGGCAAAGTCGTCTAAGGAGTTCAACCAGTACGGGGTTTCTGCCGCCCAGCAGGCGGCCGCGCTGCGTGGTGTGCCAGCGCAGATTACCGATATCGTGGTGTCGCTGCAGGGCGGGCAGCGGCCGATGACGGTGCTGTTGCAGCAGGGTGGCCAGCTCAAGGATATGTTCGGAGGGATTGTGCCGGCCGCTCAGGCCCTGACCAGCACCCTGGTGGGCATGATCAACCCGGCGACATTGTCGGCGGGGGCGCTCGCCGCTCTGGGTGTGGCGTGGTACCAGGGCAGTCGTGAGATGGACGATTTCCGCACCCATCTGATCATGACAAATGGGGCTATTGGCCTGAATCTGGATCAGCTCTCGCAGTTGGCCAATCGTATGGATAGCCTGGCGGGGGTCACTCGCGGTCGCGCCGTTCAGGCGCTTACTGAGATAGCCAAGTCTGGCAAGATTGCAGGCGATCAGCTCGGCCTCGTTGCGGAAGTGGCGTTGCGGTCCAACCAAATCCTGGGACGCGAGATCTCAGATGTTGTCGATGAGTTTGCAAGGCTGGCGGAGGAGCCCGCGCAGGCTTCTGCAGAGCTGAACGCGCAATACAATTACCTCACCGCCTCAGTTTATGAGCAGATCCGGGCACTGGAGGAGCAAGGGAACAAGCAGGCCGCCGCTCAGCTGGCTCAAGAAACGTTTGCGCAGGTAACAAAGGACCGTCTGAACGAGGTTGAGGGTTCACTTGGATATGTCGAGCGCGCTTGGAACGCGGTGTCTGGCGCCGCCAAGAATGCGTGGGACACGATGACCGGCATGCTGGCCGGGGTCGGCCGGCCGGCGACAGCCAGCGACATTCTCCGCGCCGCTGAGTCCAGCATCCAGAGATATGAACAGACCTTGATTTCTCTTAGGCTTTCAGCAAATGCTACAGAAGAAAGCATCAAAGGCGTTTTCTTGACGGGAGACCAGAGAAAAAGCGCCATTGACGCTATTCGAGGTATTGCGCAAGCGCTGGCAGTACAGGCTGACGCCCAGGCCAAGGTT